GACGACCCAAGCATTAGCGACAGCAGAAGGGTAAACATCAAACTTTTCTTTAGCCTCACGCTTCACCCGGTTATAGAGTTCCTTGTCAGCCGGCTCAGAGCCACCGCCGCCACGGAGCATGCCCTCATAATTTGGCTTCTTGTCTTCTTTCTCAATGAGTTGTTCAACCTTCCACCACCCGGCTTCGCCTTCAGCGGACTTGGCTAGAACCAATTGACAATTTGGATTAGCAGGACGGTCTACAAGTGAAACCTCAACGATTTGGCCGTCAATAATTCTGCCGTTTGCCGCCTTTTGGTCACGAACTACGCGTGGGGATTTAATGCCAATACTGAAACCTTTTAGAACGCCGGTATCAACCTTTTTGACGCTTACAGGGTCTACAACGAGAGCGCGAATATAGTGGCCGTCATTTTTCTTTTCGTATTCTTTAGCAACGCCAGCCGCGATATTAGAGTGTTGCTCACGAATGTTGCCGCCGGACTTGAACCAATCAGGCATGGCTCTATCTAGCCATACCGGGTCACAGATTTGTTGGTCAATATCTAGGGAGTCATCTGTTGCCTTGCCATACACCATGAGCGTACCGTCTGCGTTCTTATCAGCCTTAATAATGTTAAAGAAGGCGGTGGTCATATCAAGCGTATTGGCCATTATTTTTCTCCTTGTAATGTGGATATAACTTTATCAGGTTTGTAACCGTTCTTGAGGTAAGAGCGGTAGGGTTCAAGGATTTGGTCCTCACTAGAGGCTAGTTTTACCACCTCTATAAAACGATTTCTAACCTCTAACGGCATGTTTTGAACAACCTTGGCCATGCGTCTTGACAACTCAACTTCAAATATGTTCATCGTTTGATTTTCACCTTTCCGCGATTAAGGATTATGTAATAAAACTCGTCTTTACCGTCTTTCATCATTTGGTCTGTATTGACTTTTATGCCGTCATACCCAAGAAGGGTCGCTACGGTTCCCGGTTCCTCAAGTAATGTCCTCATTTCATGGTACTTGGCTTCTTTTTTGGTCCATTCAATCCATATTGGATTGTCAAAATAAGTCATGCCAGCCGCTAAGGCTTGAGCCTTGGCTTTTTCCCTACCGACTAAAATTACTTCATCAAGAGCCTTTCGTATATCTGTAATTTTATATCCAAGGTCTGTTTGTGATATGAACTTAGCGTCTTTAGGAATAAGTATTTCCATAATGTTCATCGTGTCGCCCTTCGCATAATTCAGGGCTGTTTGAATATTAGTTGAGGTATAAGTACCGTTACCGAATACGCCGAATCCAGCATAATGTTTCCCGTTTTTGTAGTCATTTATGAACTCTGAAGCATTTATGCCTCGTGCGTCATTTATGCCTCTAAACACCGCTACGCCTTCTTTCTTAGCCACAAGAGCGTCAAATTCATCAGGGCCTAGAACAATAGGTTCGCCGTTGTAACCCTTGACGCGATAAGCGGCAGATAGTCTGTAATCGCCAATACCCACTACATCTGAATCTATTAACTCGCGGTAAGTTTCATTTGTTTCCAATAAAACTTTCTCAGACAGTTCACCGATAGTTGGTTCAACTGGAATAATGTCATTTATTTCGCCAGTAGGCTCAAAATCAGGAACAACCGGCAATAGAGCGCAACGGCAGTTCGGGTGGACCGGTGGTTGAGTGTCACCGCTTGGGAATGTGGCCCCTACATTTACAACCTTGCCTTCATTGAGTACACACTTATCACAAGGGTCTGATGTCACCCATTCCATTTGTTCAAGGCCGAATTGTTGGTATCTCTCAATCGTGGCCCGGCTAATTGCTCTATTGGTTTCAGTAATCGCAATTGTGAGCGCCCTCGCCGGGTCACTAACGCTATCTTGAATTAGTTTAGCGGCTCTCCTACCCGATAATCCAAGCGCAATAGCGTCTGCGAGCGCTGTTCCTAGACGGTCGTATCCTGTACGGTCAATACCCCTAATTGTGGCTCCTTGGGCCTCTAAGAGCCGTTGAAATGCCCTTGTAGGTTTGACCAGTAGTGCCGCCGCCGCGTCACCGGGTTTCCAATGTTGCCAATCTATGTAATCAGGCTCATCAGCCTTCTTGAGTTCTCTCGCTTGGCGTATAGCGTCATCTGCGGACACAATTCCAAGAGCAAAACCCTCAGCCCAAGTTCTGCGAAGTGCGGCTATGAGTGCGTCATTGTCAAACGGTACGGAGAGCATGGCCCACGCCCTAGCCCTAGCCCTATCTTGAGCCGGGTTTTTTGATACCGCGGGTTGTGTGCGCTTATATGCTTCAAAGACACGCTCCCACTTGGTTGAACTGCGTAAAGCGGCCCTAATCTTGAGAGCATTTTTGGCGGATATGCGCCCGTCTAATTCGTGGGCGCGCCACTTCATGTTAGATAGGCTTTTGCTAACGACCTAGCCGTTTCAAGGTCGCCCTCGTAAGCGCAACGGTTCAGGGCTTCGGCAACGACCATATCTACCTTATGAAACTCAAATTGGCGATTGCGCTTCCCCTTATTCGCCCACTTCATAAAGGCTTTGACTTCTGCTTGTACTTCCGCGTCTATAACTTCATTGTCATCTGCTAACGGTTCCTCAGGAGCGCCTTGTCCGTTGGTAGCAATAGGCATTGAGTCGCCTTGAGGATTACCGTCTTGGTCAAGAGTGCCAGCCGAGGTAACTTCCTTAGCGTTGATTATGCCTTCCGGTGAGAATAGCAACACCTCAGAGCCAGCCAAAAGAATCGGCATATCTGCTTGAGGTGTATCTAGGAGAGGTAAACCTAATTCGCTACGGCGCTCGTTGATTGTTTTTCCAGCGGAAGTGACTTCAATCTGTGATTTACGAGCGTTCGCTTCGTTGTCCTCACGGCGAGAGGTAAGCAACTTGAACTCTAATTCACGAGGCATACCCAAGTATGTGTAGGAAATGTTCGTGAGCATTTTGTTAATCCACGCAACCAGCGGTTCAATTCCAATTGCTTGAGCGCTTGCGGCTTTACCTTGCTCAAACCCTGCTCCACCTAGACCACTCTTAGGGCTATAACCAATTTCAGTTGGTTGTACGCCGAAATGTCCACAGATAGAAGCGATTAGGAAGTCATCAAGAGTGTCCTTGAACTTTTCTCCGTAACCGTCTGTTTGGAAAGGCTTTAATCCTGCCGGCAAAATACGAGCGCGCTTACGCTGTTGGGTGATACCGGATAAATCGTCATTGAGGATATTTTCATAGTCACGAATTAGTTGGGCATTTGTACCGAAGTTAATATCAGACTCAAAAAACAACTCAGGAACTACGCCGTCTGTGTATTCAGCGCGAATCCATTGTTGTCTGCGAAGGTAAATGTCTGCTAGAGGTAGCGCTCTTTCAACAGGGCTAAATCCATAGACCGAGATAGTTCTACGGTTGCGCACCATATATTGAAGGTCATCTGCCGTGAACTCACCGTCAGCATTTGGGTCATCATCATTAGCGGTGAACTCACTACGCGGAAAGCCGTAAAGAATCTGTTGATAAGCGACATTCGGCGGTACCGGGCGCATACCACGGTCATCAAGAAGTGGCTTAATCGTTGAACCGTCAAGAATTTGTAGACCGTATAGGTCGCCGCCTACTGTTTTCTGTGGCCATACAGCCCAAGCGTCAATGACGAGGATTTCCTCAAGCGCTATGTTCAACCAATCCGTGAAGGTATAACCATTTGACCGGTCAGGGTTTTCCCAAAATGTGCGAAGGCGGTCAATGTCTTTTGTGAAGCGCTTACGAGCCTCAGCCATGGCGCGAATATGGTTATCACCGGACTCAGCGATAATTTTTTCAGACGCGTCTTGCCCGAGGGTAATATCAAACTCAAGGCTAAGGGCCTTACTCTTTACAACCTCAATACAACGGCGCAAAATGTCAATTTGGTCTGCGCTTTGTCGTAATGTCTTGAATGGGATAAACCGTGTTTCAGTTACATTTATGTTTTGAGCAACTTGATATTCATAACGGCGTGGGTCAGGGCGTCCGTCCTCGCGAACCGGGTTGATTGCTCCCGGTGTGATAGGCATGCCCGGGCCAAACGGTACGGTCGCGCTAAATGGTGCGCGAGGTAGCGGATTGCTATTGCCGTATGTCTGTTGAGCAACTAAGCCCGCTTGACGCATTTCAGATTCCGTCATGGTGACAGAACCAGCCGGTAAACGAGGTGCCTTCTCTAGTTCACTAGCAACTTTCTTGGCGAAACGGTCTAAAAGACCCATGTGTTTCTCCTTATTAGCCGTGTACGACTACCCGATATTGATTTGATGTTGGCGCGACCGAGAATAACAGAGTAATCGCGGAAGTGGAAGTGTGTTGGACATCGCAAACAACTTCGGCGTATGGGCTTGAGTTGTCATAGACCGTGACGGTGACATCTTGAGTGTTGAGGCTGTGAGTAACTGTGTATGAGGTGCTTGTACCGTCACCGACACTCGCCGCATACTTTCGTACTGCGATAGCGGTATCAAGAGCAAAACCTGAAGCACCTACTGTGAGTCCACCGCTCGCGACAACAACGCCGGAGAAATCAGAGCCTACAAGTTGAACACCGTTGCTCGCGGTATATGTGCCAGCACCGGAGAACTGTTGCCAAACGATAGGTGTTGTTCCTACGGTCACGCTTGTTGCGGTTTGTACCCAACCCGTGTTGTCATAAACAGTTCCACCGGTTACGAATACGAAATCGCCACCTTGAATTTCAGCGGAACTATTGAAATCTGTTGCGCGAGTCAATACCCAGTTTGTTGAAACAGAACCGGTGTCGGTAACTGTGTAGATACCGTTCTGTGCGCCGGTTGTTTGATTCTTGACAAGTACGCGGTCAGATACAGAAAGAGTCACGCCGTCAATGACAAGAGCGGCTTGAGTTCCTGCGTTTGTAAGTGTTGCGCCTACGCCGGAAGTTCCATTGTCATAAGTTGCGTTGAGGTTTGCGGTTGTAGCGGCAACAACTGAAGCGTGAATATGTAGACCTTCAGCAACACTATCAACATAACCCTTAGTAGCCGCGTCAGTTGAAGCGGTTGGAGTTGCGAGGTTTGTGATTTTGTAACTGTTGAAGGAAACATCTGCTAGAGGTACTGCGAGCGCGGAAAGGTTAATTGTGCTGTGTGCCGCGTTGTCATGAGTAGGAGTTCCGTGAGTATGGTCAGCACGAGCAATACTTGTTGAAGTTCCGTTTGCGCTTGAACCACCGAAAGTAGTTTCTGCGGTGACATTTCCAAACGAAGGCATACCGTGAACATGGTCTTCAC